GGATAGTATAGAAGAAATGTATGAAATAATGGCTGATCGGATGCAGGATACCTCCCCAATATCTGCTAATACACATACAGTAATTGACAGTCGGTTTGTCGGTGAATGTCTGCGATCAAACGAGCTCGGCGATGCTCTACTATACATCACTCTAAATGCCGGCAAACGGTTATACAATCAGACCTCCGCAGAGTGGATGCGGTGGGCAGAACATCATTGGGAGATCGACCGGGGATCCGCCGACTCGCTATCTGCCATCGAAGGGGTCGTAGCCGAATATAAAAAAGAGTTGGAATCGGTGAAAGAAAAAATCAAGATAGAGACAAACACCGAAACCAAAACAAATCTGGAAGACTATAAAAAAGATATTTCAAAACGGATTTCTCGGCTGCGTTCCGTCCGAGGCTGTAGCAACTGCCTGACATTCACGACCCGCTGTCATGACCGCCTTGTAGCGATCAACGAGGATTTTGATCAAATGCCATGGTTGCTACCATGTAATAATGGCGTGGTGGACCTTCGCACCGGGGAATTATCCCCAGGCAATTCAACTGATTTACTGCTGAAACACTGCCCGCACGATTGGACCGGCATCGATTCTCCAGCTCCCACCTGGGAGAAGGCGATCACTGAGATCATGTCCGACGATCAGGATATGGTGGATTTCTTTGCCAGGCTTCTGGGGTATTCAATCACCGGATTAACCTCCGAACATATTCTGCCTGTGTTTTGGGGCAAGGGTAGAAACGGCAAGAGCACCATAATCGAAACCCTGTGCCATGTGATGGGGCCATTGGCAGCCCCGATACAATCAGAGATGCTTATGTCCCAGATGTATTCACGATCCTCTGCGGGCCCCAGTCCGGATATTATGGCGCTTAAGGGATTGCGGATCGCCTTTGCCTCAGAATCAGATGAAGGGCGCCGTATCAGCGCCTCCCGAGTGAAATCTCTAACCGGCGGAGATTCCCAGGTGGCCAGGTGCCCTCACGACAAATATGATACCACGTTTAAGCCGACCCACAAATTATTCCTCCTGACCAACAATAAACCACATGCACCGGCAAATGATTTCGCATTCTGGTCGAGATGCAAGCTGATCCCCTTCCTACTTTCGTATGTCGATTCTCCCCAGGCTGCTGACGAACGTCTGAAAGATAAATTTCTGGGTAAAAAACTTGAAGCCGAGGCATCTGGTATTCTGGCCTGGCTGGTTCGGGGATGCCTGCAATGGCAACAGTCCGGATTGGACTATCCTTCTTTGGTTCGAGAGGCGACGGGGGCGTACCAAAAGGAAGAGGATACGATTGGGGATTTTATAGACGAAATGTGTTTGATCGGAGAAGGATATCGCGTCAGCGCCACCCATTTATATGATGCTTTTTTTAAATGGTACGAAATCAATCATTCTAAAAAGGTGCCTGCACAAAAAAAATTCGGTGCGTTAATGGTCGATAGATTTGTCAGAGAAAAGCATGGGATATATTTTTATTTCGGGCTGAAATTATCGGAATTGGTAGAAGAATCGGAATTAGTAGAAGAATAAGGATAAAGCATGAAAGTCAGTAAATCAAAATTGGCTCAAATACGGCTGGATGCAACTGCGATACAGGATACTGATGGCCACAATCTTTTATCACTGAAACGTCTTTTGCATGAACGGTTCACGTTCCCTTGTCCTTTCTGCGGAGAAAAATATCATTTTCATGGCACAGGAAATGGACATCGGTCTCCACATTGTATAGGGGTTGATCAATATTTCTCTTTCCAAAATGGGGCCGGGGAAGTGTTCAAATTTGAGGATGGATACTTTTTAGAAACTATTCCATAGACTTACGGGATATTCCCAGCTTTTTAGTGTGTTTCAATTTTGGACGATACGAACGATTCTGGACGATAGACGGGTAAAAACTGAGGTTTATTTACATTTTTTACATATTATAAAAATGTTTTTAAACCTTATATATATATCGTCCATATAGTCCAATAATATAAAAGTATAAGATAAGTATGTGTATCTATTATTTAAAAAGAGAGAGTTTTTTTTGGACGGACGTTTACGGAAAATCGTCCAGACTGGGAGGCGCTTCATGAACGTACTCGACCTGGCCATGACACACGGCTTGCAACCGAAAAAAGCATCCGCAGGAAAAGGTGGAGAATATTCCTCTCCATGCCCCTTCTGTGGCGGTAATGACAGGTTCCGGATATGGCCCGAACAAAACAGCGGAAATGGTTCGTACTGGTGCAGGCAATGTCTTATGCACGGTGACCGTATCCAATTCGTCATAGACACCCAAAAGGTTGGCTTCAAGGCCGCCTGTCGGATTACCGGTGATGATGCAATCGCCGATGAATTCAAATCTGATTCAAGCGCCCCTTATTCTCGGCGTGTTTCAGGCGCCCCGAGGATTCCGATAGCCTCCTCAAACAAAACGGCGTTCGTACCAAAGGGCAATGAGGTTCCTGCGGGCCTCTCTTACCCTGAAGTTTGGATGGAAAAAGCATGGAAACTCGTTATGTGGGCGGCTGAAAAGTTGCCTGGTTCCGATGGCGAGCGCGTTTTGGCGGAAAAAAACATCAGCATGGAGACTGCCCGCCGGTATTATTTGGGCTGGATACCGGAAGACGTTTACCGCCCACGGGAATCATGGGGGCTCTCGACGATAATTAAGGCCGACACCCAAAAACCAAAAAAGCTATGGATACCAAAGGGGCTTGTAATCCCTGGAATCTCATACAAATCAGGAATAAATGGCCTGAATATGCCAGAATCAGACGACAATCCGCCCGAAAACATGGGCAAAATAATCCGGATCAGGATCCGCAGGCCAGAAGGCGAACCCAGATATAGCAATGTGCCCGGATCTGATATGCGGCAAATGATCCTCGGTGCTGCCGGCAGATGTGTTGTTGTTTTGGAATCGGAACTTGATGCAATCCTGCTGAATCATGTCGCAGGGGATATCACAAGTGTTATCGCTCTGGGTACTGCCCATGCAAAGCCCGACGAAGCGGCGACTCGGCTTCTTAACTCTGCACTGTGCATTCTGGTCGCCACGGATTTCGACGAAGCTGGCAAATCCGCGTTCGCCTGGTGGAAACAAACATTCCCGCGTTCTGTCAGGTGGCCTTCGCCTCGCGGTAAAGACGTGTCAGATGCCCTGTGCCGAGATATAAATCTGCGAACATGGGTAATTGCTGGCTGGCCTGCCGGTTGGCGTCTTACGCAAAATAAGACAGTTTCAGATATGAAAAGCATTGCGGTCTCAGGTGATGAAAAAACAAATCTGGTGATTTCCGAATCAAAAAAACCGCAGGCTGTCGAATCTCCTGCAGAAGAATTCACCGGGCCACTTGACGAATTAAAAAAATTGATGCGCAAGAACCCGAAAATCAAAATCGTTATCAACAATCACCAGATGGCGTTAAATGCGCCCGACGATTGGCGGCGAAGGAATGCCTCCATCTTCCAGCGCATATCTCGCCTGGTGTATTTTGAGCCGGTTATATTCGAGCATTTGCACCGTCACCCGGCCAAAATAATCAATTACGAAAATATCACAGCGTGAAGGGGGCAACCATGACAACAACAGGCACACTGAAATCACTGGCCCGGCTCGGTTATGTCCGGTCAATTGCGGATCAATACGAGGATCAAACTGCGGATATTCCGGATGTACTGCGGGGTCTGCTTGGCAGCTTGCGTACCAGGTGCGATGCAGCCATGCAGTGCTGGCCAGGTATGCTGGATCATGGAGATGTGCGGCGGATCGGGAATATGCTGATATCCATGGGGCAAAGCACGCCGCTGGATAAACCGAATGATATTATCAGCTACACTTCTTTTGGATTGTGTCTGTTAGAGGATTTGACTCAGTTCAAATTGCATCATGATAAGCGCAAAGCCGTTGATTTGGTCGGAAAGGCTTTGCTGGATATTCATCACTTCTTCGCCGAGAACGGCGGCGAGGAATACCTGTCGCTGAAAGCTGGGTCAGATGGCGCGGCGGCGTGGGAACAGGCGAGGATGTAGCAACCAAACACAAAAAAGGGAACACACACAACATGAAATACAGATTAGATGGAACCACATTCGAGGCGATTGATGAGTATGTGAGGATTACCCTCGGGAATGGCGATATGAGGGTAACAAAAAAACAATGCCCTAAATCTATTGATGTCTCCAATATGTTGATGGAAATGCAGGGATACGAGCCCAACAAGGCGCAACAGCGGGCATGTGGAAGTGCTTGTGATGATGCAAGACGGAATAGGGCTGAATCAGAGTTGGTACTATAGGAGCTATAACCCATGATACCGACCCTATCCCCCGATGACCTCGACCGTCTCCGCCGAATGCTCGGAATCACCCCGGAATTAAAACGCGGACAATGGGGATACCGTAATTGGTATCTTGTGGGGGACGCTGGCCTTGATTACGAATCCATGAACCGGATGGAATCTCTCGGCTTTGTCTTCCGGCGTAATGTCGTAGGCCGCAGCACCTACTTTCATGCGACAGAGGATGGTTGCAGGCTTGTTGGTTTGAGACCCAGGCAGATTCAAAACGCCATGGGGGGCCTGCGCGGATATAAACCAGCACCGGAGAAATTCGAGATATGATCGACAACTGCGACGGCACCATCACCGACGAATCCACCGGTCTTATGTGGCAGCAAGAAACGCCAAAAGCCATGACGTATTTTAACGCTGACACATACTGTGGCGACCTGCACCTGGGCGGACACATCGACTGGCGGCTACCAACAATCACAGAGCTCAAAACCATTGTTGATCGTACCAAGCATCTTCCGGCGATCAATACAAAATATTTTCCGTGGCTTGAGTACATTTATCCATATTATATTTCGTGTAGCCCTTGTGATAATGCCCCTGACAAATTCTACGGGGGTCTTTTGGTCATCTGGGGCGTTGAATTCGAGTATGGAAATGTTTTTGGCGGTAAAGCTATAGAAAAACATCATTTCCGTGCTGTCCGTACCGTTAAACCAACAACAGACCGGCCTAAAAAAACACAACTGGAGCTAAAATTATGATCGCTTGTAGTGATGGCACAATCACAGACAAAAAAACCGGTCTTACATGGCAGAGACGATCGTATGCTGAAACCAGATTGAACTGGAAGCAGGCTCTTATTTATTGCACAAACCTGAAACTCGGATATTTTGACGACTGGCGAATGCCCACGGTACAGGAACTACTAACAATCGTGGATTACACCGAGAGTCACCCAGCAATTGAGCTGCTTTATTTTCCTGATACGATCCCGTCGGTTTACTGGTCCTCAACCACAGTTGCACGATACGGTAACTACGCATGGGGTGTTTATTTCGGGAGTGGTGGAACGTCAAGTTACAGCAAAAACAGTAAATACTATGCCCGTGCTGTTCGTGGCGGACCTCGTTTGTTTGATAACAAATGCAAATGCAGCGCATCCCCTGCCGATGAAATCACAGAATCATCGTTGATCCAAGAATGGGCTTAAAATGCAAACACCAAAAACGCTTAGTCCAAGTGACTGCATCTGCAAATCCTGCAACAAAAATCAGGCTGCGTGTTACGTCGCCAGATACGGGATATATCTTCCAAATCTATGTGTGAAATGCTGGAAAATGGGCAATGCAGACCCAGGCAATCGCCGCAATTACGCAACAGGTAGCCCCAAAGTAGGGAGGTCATAATCATGACAATAAATCCAAAAATTATCGCATTCACAGGGGTTCACGGCACTGGGAAAACTACAGCGGTTAATGCCCTGGCTGCAAAATTCAGGCGCGACCCAGATTGCCATGTTGGAATTATCACGGAAACATCCCGACTGTGCCCAATGCCAGTGTACTCTTTGGGCTGTGATTATCCATCCATTGACGCGCAATTATGGATTTTCGGGGCTCAACTCAAGGCCGAGCAGGAGGCTGCGACACACTACGATATAATCATCAGCGACCGTACTCTGGTTGATTGCATTGCCTATACACGATATTTTGGATACCACGACATAGCCCGTTCGATGGAGTGGTTTGCAAAATCAGTGATCTACCGATATGCCGATGTAATCTTCCATTTCATCGCCGATCACGACTATCTTGTTGACGACGGATTCAGGTCGATGGACCCAGGAAGCAGACTCGCTATCCAAAAAATACTCCATCAAACGTATTTGCGGCTTGGAGTCAAAACCCAGCGACAATATATTTAGGGGGATACATGCCAGAAACAGAAAAAGAAACAAAGGCAGCCGATATCATATCTCTGAGAACGATCACTACATGGCGCGATATGCAATACGACAAATGGCGCCAGAAGGCCAAGGCGTGTCCATGCAAAACCCAAAGCAGATGGGACCCAAATATATGCCGATGTATCAACGATTTATGCGATTTCGAGTCATGCCCTTATGTTTATTGGGGTGTTTATTGATTATGATGCTCGCTGGGTCACTGGCGGATGGGGATATTTTCTATCCTATAGCGAATGATTATCCATCGCAACTGGACGATTATGCTCCAGTTTATGTGATAGTTGAGGATAAAATGATTTTTATATTGGATATTGATCCTGTTAAATAAAGGGTGCGCGATGAATTGCTTGGTATGTGGGAAATCTATCCGCTGTTATACCAGAAGAAAATATTGTTCACGCGATTGTGCTGTTATAGCAAAATCAGAATATCAAAAAACATACAATCCAAAGAAAACTCACTTAAAGAAAGGAATTGTTTATAAAAAGATTTGTTTATCATGTGGGATCGGATTCAAGGATACGAACAAAAATAAGTTATATTGCACTGTGGAATGCCGAAGAATAAAAGAGAAATATAAGCGCCAGCAACTTCTCATAACAATAAAGGCTATATGCGTTACATGCGGAAGACAATTTCAGAGAAAACACAGTCGGTCAAAAACATGTGGCGATCCCAAATGCTATCAGGACTTTTTCAAAGAACGTCACAATATATCTGGTGCTGAAAAACAGGCTCGGTTATCCGTAAAAACCGTGCATTACCGGGGTGAAAAAGTCGAAACGAAATGCCCTATGTGCGGCATTTTGTATCCCAGGTTTTACAATCCTGGCTGGATCGGGAATGGAATGCCCAGGGTGATGTGCGACAAGTGCTCAGTCCTAAGTACATACAGATATGGCACTGATGATATAATGGGTAGTTACTCAATCAGATTATAAAAGAGGAAAAATGAACTTTAAAAACCGAATAATCGGCTCAGGCACGGAAAACGTTTCAAATATCATTGCCAACCCAAAGAATTTCAGGAAACATCCAAAGGTGCAAAAAAGCGCATTATCCGGAGTGCTTGAACAGGTAGGCTGGGTGCAACAGGTCATTATAAATAAATCGACTGGTAATCTGCTTGACGGACATTTACGAGTTGAAATTGCCAAGGTGAACCAGGAAGAAACGATCCCTGTAATATATGTTGAGTTGACCACAGATGAAGAGGCGCTGGTGCTGGCCACCATTGATCCTATTGGTGCTATGGCAACAATTGACAAAGGCAACATTGAAAAATTACTGAGTGAGATTAACACACAAATCACACTTGATGATAGACTTGCTGATTTTGTTAAGGATTTCGCAAAACAACAGGGTATTGATTGGGATGGTGAGCCAAAGGATTCGGAACCCCATATTGACCGTGCCGAAGAACTTAATCAAAAATGGCAGGTTGCGTATGGCGATTTGTTTTCCATAGGAGGCCATACTGTTTGCCCTCATTGCAAGGCGCGGAGTGACCAATGATCAAACATACCGAAGAACATAAAGAAAAAATCAGGCAGAGTTGCATAAAGTCCGGCTGCGGTAAGTGGATGACAGGTAAAAAGATGTCGGATGAAGCAAAAGAGAAAATATCCATTTTCAATAAAGGCAAGCGGCACTCAGTCGAAAGTAAAGAAAAAATGAGTAGGGTGAGAATGGGAACGCCTGCGCCCTGGGCAGGTGTTAATGGCTTTAAGAAGGGGATGAAGCCGTGGAACGCTGGAGGAACCTTCACAGAAGAAACAAAAGAAAAATTAAGTTCATCTCTTAAAGACTATTTTGATCTTGTTGGAAGGGCGGATGTTAAAAGATGCCACCATGTGAAAGATAGGAAATATGTGCAATGGCGCAATGATGTTTTTATTAGAGACGATTTTACCTGTCAAGATTGCGGACAAGTAGGCGGTGAATTAAACGCCCATCATCTCAAAGGATGGGCAAAATATCCTGAATTGCGCCATGTAATTGAAAATGGAAAAACACTTTGTAATAAATGCCACAGGCGGGAGCATAAAAAAAATGGAAACGACGTGTAAATGCTGCGGGAAAAAGTATCAATACACCATGCAAGATATTGTCGGCGGACACCGTTTACTCGCGGGCGACTCAACAAAGGCTGAGGATGTGGCGCGGGTGATGGGCGGGGATAAGGCCCTATTGATGGTTACTGACCCACCGTATGGCGTGGAGTATGATGCGGATTGGAGAAATCGGGCTGACCGTGCCAATGGTAAGCCCTATGGCGCTCGCGCCATAGGGAAGGTCGAGAATGATGACGTGGCGGATTGGACCCCTGCCTGGATGCTATTTACGGGAGATGTGGCATATATATGGCACGCCGACCGGCGTGCCAGCGAGGTTCAGCGGTCAATTGAAAGTGCGGGGTTTGTTATTAGATGCCAAATAATATGGGCCAAACAGCAATTTGCCATCAGTAGAGGGGATTATCACTGGAAACATGAGCCGTGTTGGTATGCTGTTAGAAAAGGCGCGACTGGGCACTGGGGTGGGGATCGTTCACAGACGACACTATGGGAAATTGACAAGCATGTAAAGTCTGAAACAGGGCATTCCACACAGAAGCCTATAGAGTGCATGGCCAGACCGATCCGAAACCATGACAGTAAATTTGTTTATGACCCTTTCCTCGGCTCCGGCACCACAATGGTCGCCTGCCAAAATCTAAACCGCAAATGCCGGGGAATAGAAATTTCTCCAAATTATTGCGCCGTCATACTCGAAAGAATGACAACCGCTTTTCCGGATATAAACATAAAAAAGATATAAAATAGACATAAGAAAGATACAACATGGCTACAGACATCCAGGACATGATCGATCAGTCAATCGGCACAGATATCAAATCCCTGCTCACTGCCAAAGAAAAGGCGAAGCTGCGGATGTTGGAGGACCCATCCGGCGCAAATATCGTTGGATATGATCGTGCGTCCGGAATGCTGGATAAGGCAATTGAGAAACAGCGTGCAGCGGCGGATATCAGCCCACCAGATACGCCGGGCATCTTTGATAAACCTGCCGGATCCCAATTCAGGAAAACATCGGATGTCGTGAAATGGCTGCAAGATGAAGGGTATAAGATCAAAAAATCCAAAATCTACATGGATGCCAAATCCGGATACTTGGTATCGTCCGAAGATGGCGGATTCACCCAGGAAGCGATCCTTGCTTATGTCCACACTCAAAGTTTGGATAAAATCTCAGATAATAAGGCTGGTAAACTTGATGCGCTCTCCGAAAAGCGCCTTGAAAAAGAGGTTGAGAAACTCACTGTCCAAGTAGAAAAACTTACCTGGGACATGGAGCGCGACCAGGGCAAATACCTGCCCAAAGATGATGTACGCACGGAACTTGCGCTCAAGATCAGTGCATTCGAGGCAGGATTCAAACACGTCGCCGCCACCCGAGCGGGGGATATAATATCGGCGGTCGGCGGCAACCAGGCAAAGCAACAGATATTTATTGATATGATATATTCCGCCATTGATACTTTACTGGATGAATTCGCGCAGATCGACGAACTTGATCTGGTGGTGATGGGGTAAATTACGAAAGGAGTTATAATGTCCTATAGAAGAAAACAAATTGCACAAATATTGGGAATACCAGCATTGAGAATCAAATTTTATACAGACCAAGGTTTATGTACGGATATTATTGTAGAAACCGGAAAAGGTAATGAACGAAGGTATTCTGATAAACACTTGTTCATATTTAACCTTGTAAAAGAACTCGCTCTTCTGGGATTACCTTTTAGTCCTATTAAAAAAATCGTTTTAGACGCCATAAACATGAATTATTTCGACAATCCAAGGATTATGGGAATCAACCCATTATCGTCTGATATAGTGAAAATCGTAATAGATATGCCATTGTTGGTAAAAAGATTAAATGACTTATGTAAATCATGGAGAAATTGATGCATAAGATAAAATTATGGAAACATGGATTTCTTAATGATGATGAACATGGCTATCCACATAATAGCGATAGATTCTATTCAACGTGCGATATTTGCAATATCCTGCATATCCCCATGGCAACATTACAACAATGGTTGAAAGATGATTTTATCAGACCAGCGTACAGGGTCAAATATGGACGTGGGATGAAG